GGTATTGAATACGAGTTGAAGGAATTAACTGGGGAGGATGGCAAGATCGAGATTTGGCAATACAAGAAAGTTCAAGATCCCTCGTGTAAGTTGCTCAGTCTGGGGATGAAAGTCGTTGATGTCGTGACTTTGGCCAAGGTAGATCCGGGAACAGTGATAATGTCGTCAGTAGCAGTCATTGAGGCCAAGGAGCTGTAATTGGTGACGACGAAAGGCAATCACGAATAGATGTGCTGTTGAGCGAGAATATTATAAAAGATGAATAATTATTTTTATGTCTCTTAAATTAATTCTTGACAAATATTAAAATTTGGTATATAAAGAAAATATGTATTTTTTAAAATTCAAGGCTTTAATAATATAGGCGTTTAGTTTTAAAACATTTAACCTCTTTGGGTTAGGAGATACAAATGAAAAAAATCATAGTTTTCTTGATTGTCTTTTTTGCGTCTACTTGTTTTGCCCAACAAGTAGACGTTTCATTTTCGCCAATCTTTTTTATGACTAAACTCATAAATACCGAAGAGACAATAATAAGGAAGAATTTGGCTTTAGAATTTTCAGCTCTGTTAATTGATCGGAATGTCTCTCTTGGTTATAGAAATTGGATTTGGGATAATGAGATAAAATGGCAACGTGCCGAAATGTCTTATATTTATAGAGAATTTAGGCCATTTTTGGCTGGAAACTGGTATGAAAAAAAGTTTATAGGCGAAGCAGGAATAAGATATCTAAAGGCATTTTCGAATAAAATGTTGGTAGATGCTAGTGTAAGCGGATTACAAACTGGCTATTCAATGGAAGGGACTATCGGTCTATACAATAAAGGAAATGCTTTTGTTGGAATAGGAGGGATGTATAAAAAGGTAGAGACTGAGATCTTTTGTGGGCCTAAAGTGAATTTTGGTTTTATGTTTTAAATAGGAAATTTTAGGGAATTATATATTTGACTCCCGATTTCTCTTGACAAGGTAATTCAAGTGGGGTAGACTAAAATTATAAGGCATTAACTACCTGACTACCGAAAGGGGCAAATACAGTGAACCAAAAACGGGCAGACGAAATCGAAGAAAAACTTCGTGAATGCGATCAAGAGATCAGAAAGGTTAGCTGGCGTATGGACGAGTTACGGCGTGAACTCGTTAAAGAATTAAGTGAATTTGAGGTTGGGGACATCATCGAACGGCAGGATGGCTCCTCTGGACCTTGTGTTATTGAGCGCATTCTTCCCAGAGGAAAAGCCGGTTATAGAAATTATCTGGTTGAGGGACGCAAAATTCTCAAGAATGACATCGTGGGGAAACGTCTCATCACACTCTTTCAAGACTATAACATTCCCAAGACTTCAGGAAGGGCAAGCCAGCGATATATCAAAATTGGCTGCGCGGAACGATGGCGACCAGGCGAACAAATTGACATGCTTGATGGGGACCAATCATGAACGACAAAGTTACCATCAGCCTTTTGCAATTATTCGAGATATTCCCAAATCAGGAAGCGGCGAGGGAATATCTCGAATCCCGGCTCTGGCCTGTCGGCGTGACGTGCCCTCGATGCAAGACGGGCGATAAGATCCACCAGCGTAAAGGCGGATTTTACCGCTGCAATAACTGTTTACTGGACTTCACTGTCCGCACAGGCACCATTTTTGAACGTTCGCATGTCCCATTACACAAATGGATTTATGCGATGTATCTGCTCGTGACTGCTCGCAAGGGTATCTCTTCACTTCAGCTTTCCAAAGAGATTGGTATCACACAAAAATCAGCTTGGTTCGTGCTCCAGCGATTAAGAGAAGCCTGCGGCAATAAGCTTGAGAAGTTACGGGGGGTTATCGAGATTGACGAGAGTTTCTTTGGTGGCCTTGAAGAGAATAAGCACGAAGCGAAGAAGATCAAGGCGGGACGTGGGGCTGTAGGTAAAAAGCCGGTCTTGGGTATGAGAGAGCGTAGGGGACGAACCGTGTTGATGACGGTTGACGGTGTAACTACTGACACAATTCAGAAAGCCGTTTATTCCAACATTGAGGTTCTTTCTATGCTCCACACCGACGAGCACGCTGCTTATCGAGACTTCAACGATCATCTCTTTTTCGACCACGACAGCATCAACCACTCATCTGGTGAATACAAGCGAGGGACCGTGACCGTGAACGGCATTGAATCTGTGTGGGCAGTTATGAAACGGGGCATTCATGGCGTTTATCATCAGGTCAGCCCCAAACACCTTGACCGCTACGCACAGGAATTTGCTTTCCGGCTGAATGATGGCAACGTGAAGAGACACACGCTAGACCGACTTGGTTCTTTTGTGGACGCAGTTGCCGGCGCAAGGATCACATACAAGGAGCTTATCAGTGGCGAAGAAAATTAGAGAGATCAAAGAGGCGCTAAACAAAATCACTGATTTGGTGCTCAGATACAGACCAAAAAAGAGAAAGAAGCGAGTAAAAGATGGAAAAAGGGAATCAAGTATATAAGTCCCAAATTTTATATAAAAATTAAAGTGGTTCCAGAAGAACCACTTTAAAAATTTAAAAGGAGGATTTTATGGGGAATGATTTCGATAAAAGGAATATAGTTTTATATAATTCAAAAGGTGAGGAAATATTTAGGCAAGATAACGTAGAGATTCCTTCTAGCTGGTCTAATATGGCTGCTGGAATTTTTGTTTCTAAATACTTTTATGGAAAGTTAAATACTCCAGAAAGAGAAACTTCTATTTATCAAGTAATAGATAGGGTGGTTGATACTATTATTAGATGGGGATATGAAGACAATTATCTTAACGATACAAATGAAAGAGAAATTTTTAAGCAAGAATTTAGAGAATTGTTTATAAATCAAAAGGCTTCTCACAATTCTCCAGTATGGTTTGGCGTAGGAACTTACGACAAGGTTCAGACATCGGCGTGTTTCATACTCTCTATAGAGGACAATTTTGAATCAATCAGAAATTTCTGGTCTGTGGAGTCAAAAATTTTCAATGGAGGGAGTGGGAGTGGAATTAATATTTCTCCATTAAGGTCGAAGAGGGAAAGTTTATCTGGAGGCGGAAAATCATCAGGGCCAATTTCTTTTATGCGTGCTGCTGATTCATTAGCCTCTGTTATAAAAAGTGCTGGAAGAGTTCGCAGAGCGGCAAAATTAGTTGTAATGAATGATAATCATCCTGATATAACGGATTTTATATCCTGTAAGGTTGATGCCGAGAAGCAACTAAGGGTTTTGCAAGAGGCAGGATTAGCTACTGGAATGGATGATGATCATTTAGGTGTGCCCTATCAGAGTAGTAATCATTCAGTTAGCATCTCTGATAAATTTATGAATGCAGTTATAAATGATCAAGAGTGGAATACTTATTATATTAATAGTCCTGGAGAAATTTGTGAGACTTTATCTGCAAAAGAATTATTTAGGGTTATGTGTGAGGCAATTCATTTTTGTGCAGATCCAGGATTTCAATTTACAGATACAATCAATAGTTGGAATACTGTAGTTGCAAGTGGTCGAATTAATTCGTCAAATCCTTGTTTACGTAAGGGATCTAGAATTTTAACAAAAAAAGGATGGCAGAAAATTGAAGAGTTAGAAGATAAGGAAGTGGAATTATTTGATGGCTTTGGGCTTTCATTGGGCAAAGTTTGGAAGAGTGGAAACAAAAAAATTATTAGATTGTATACAAATAATGGAAGAACAATAGATTTAACAGAGGATCATAAAATTTATACTGAATCTGGATGGGTAGAAGCAAAATATACAAAAGGATTGCATATTCCACATTTATTTCCTCATTTTAATGCCTCTTCTAAAATGAAAATTGTGGAAATAGAAGATCTCGATTTAAACGATGATGTGTATGATTTTTCTTCTCCCTTGACGAATAGTGGGCTAGTAAATGGAATTTTAGTTCATAATTGTGGAGAACACCTTCATCTAGACAATACGGCCTGTAATCTTGCTGTTTTAAAGCTTACTTCTTTTTATGATTGCAGTTCGAGAGTATTTGATATTGAGGGATTTAAAAGAGCAGTAGATATCATGATTACTGCTCAAGATATTTTAATAGATCGTTCTGAATTTCCTACTGAAGGAATAAAAGAGAATTCTATGAAATTCAGGCCTCTTGGATTGGGATATTCTGATTTGGGTGGATTATTGATGAGGATGGGGTATTCTTATGATTCAAATGAAGGAAGAAATGTTGCTGCTTCTATTGCTTCACTGATGACTGCTCAAGCTTATCATAGATCTGCTGAATTGGCTGTTTTGAAGGGTAGATTTAGCGAATATGATAAAAATTATGTTCATATGTGGAAAATTTTAGATAGACATAAAGAATATAATAGTAAAATTGAGTATGATAATTTTGGAATAACAAAGGAAGCTAGTAATGTTTGGCATAGAATTTGTAATTTTTCTCATGGTTTTAGAAATTCTCAAGTGACCCTTATGGCTCCAAATGGAACAACCGGAATTGCTTTAGATTGTGATACTTTAGGAATAGAGCCTGAATTTTCTCTTGTTAAGTATAAGACAATGGCTGGTAAAGGTTATATGAAAATGATTAATGAGGGAATAACAGATTCTCTTATTGGGTTAGGATATACTCCAGAACAGGTAGGCAAAATTAAAGAATATGCTATAGAAAATGGAACAATGGAAGGTAGTCTTTTAGAAGAAACTCATTTGCCTGTATTTGATTGTGCTATTGCTTCTGATAATGGTCGGTGTCTCACTCCAGAAGCACATATTAAGATGTTGGCCGCTATTCAGCCACATATTAGTTCTGGTATTTCTAAAACGGTCAATCTTCCTAGTAGTACAACAGTAGAAGAAATAGAAAAATATGTGATAATGGCTTGGCAGATGGGAATTAAGGGACTTACTTTCTATAGAGATGGTTGTAAGGTCTATCAGCCCCTAAGTACTAAAAAAGAAGAAATAGAAAGTAAAGAGTTTTGTCCTGTAAGAAAAAAACTTCCTGTAGATTGTAATAGTAGGCGACATAGATTTAGAATTGCAGAAATGAGTGGATACCTCATTGTCAGTTTTTATGAGGATGGAACTATAGGAGAGGTATTTGTTAAGATTTCTAAAGAGGGAAGTACTATATCGGGATTAATGGACAGCATCGCAATTCTGACTTCTATTTGTTTGCAATATGGGGTTCCTTTGCAGTCATTAGTAGATAAATTCTCTAGGGTAAAATTTGAGCCTTCTGGATTTACAGATAATCCTAGTATAAGAATTGCTACTTCTTTAGTGGATTATATTTTTAGATTTCTTGGAGAGAATTACTCTTCTAATTGTAATCCTTCTGAGGTTATAGTAAAGGTGTCTCCTGTAGAGGAAAATAACCATAAACCTATTATGTCTGGAAAGATTTGTCCTACTTGTGGTGGCCTAATGACAAGAACTGGAAGCTGTTATACGTGTGACTGTGGATTCAATACTGGCTGTGGTTGATTTCAAAGTGGTGACATTGTCACCACTTTACTTTTAAGGAGAAATAAATAAATGGATGTAGCAATTGAAGATTGTCTTAAAAATGCAGAAAATAGGTTTGCTTTGGTTCATATTGCTTCTAAAAGGGTAAAACAGATAGATAGGGAAAATAAGGCCACTAAAATAAGGACTGAATCTAGAGGAAGGGATATAATTATTGCATTGGAAGAAATTGCTCTTGGAAAAACAAGGGAGAAAATAGAATGAGGCTTTGTTCAAATACAATAAGAGAAATGGTCAAAGAATTAAAAATTATAGACCCCAATACAGTTAGAGACTATGATAAAAGAATAAAATTTATTGAAGGCGGAAGTTTTGATTTAGAAATAGAAAATTTATATGCCCTTGCTGATAGAATTCCAATAATAGGAGATAGAATAAGAAAGACTTCTGAGTTGATAGAATTAATTCCCGAGTTTTTCAATGCCCCTGAATACGATTGGCTAGATGATTATCTAGGAGAAGATGAAGAGGGAGTAAATAATAGATCTAAAATGGATAAAGGGTGGAAACTTAATACTTTTCAATATTATGTCTTGAAATCCAGAGAGTATGTAAATATTCCTTCTGAGATTTTGGGCATTCTTAAACCAAGGGCGAGTTATTTGTTAAATGGTTGTCCAGTGTTTTGCACGGATATCTCTCCTGGCTTTCATGGAACTCTTTTTTGTGGAATATTTATATTTCATCCTGCTGGCCTAATTCTTGAGAAAAATTCTAAATATGTTTCTTGTAGATTTACTGTTTTTGATCAAATAGAGACAGATATTTATGATGGCATTTGGGGAAATGGTAAAAAACAAACTAAAGGTGTAGAAAGGGGGTATTAAAATGAGTGATAAGGAAGTAATGTTGAAGGATATAGTAGAAACAGAAGGTGACTTTACAGAAGAAGAGATAAAAGATTTGGTAATGTATATGTCCTGTATGGCCGAAATAGAAAAAATAGCCAATAAGGGACTTATTGATATGAAAAAGGGAAAGAAAACTTTTATGGTAAGACTTGCTTCACAAATCCTTTTAGATATTATAGAGAAAGAAATAAGAGAAGATACTGATGGCGGATATGTATTTAAGGCCATATTAGAAACTGGATTACCCTGTGATAACGATTGTAAGTCTTGTAGTAGAAAAAACGACCATGTGGGTGGAATATGTTAGATAGGAGAATAAAATGCCTAAGATGTATTTTTGCTCCAGGTGCCAAGCTAAATATCATTCGGATGATGTTGTAATATTTACTATTTGCAATAACATTGAACGTCCTTTGTGTCCTAAGTGTGATAATTTTCTTGAAGAAATAGTAGAATTTGTTCATGTTCCTGTTGTTAATTTAGGTGCTAAATAATGAGTTGGTCTTTACAAGAAAAACAAAAAATAATAAATGATTTGGTAAGTATAGCTAAAGAAAATGATTTAGATATGGAATACTACGAAACTTTAGCTAGAAGATCATTAAGATCTAATGATTTTTTTGAATTATTTGTAGATAAATTAGCTGAAGATCTAGATAAAAATTTAGATCAAGAAGTGGATAAGATATTATATTCTTCTCCTGATCCTGTAGGGATTAAGCCAAAGGAAGAGGTAGAAAAGCCTAATTCTGAAGGCGATTATGAGGACAAAATAATCTCTACTACTAGTTATCATTATAGTAACAAATCAGCTTTTTCTAAAAAAAAACTAATAGGATTGAGTAGATCTGATGGTAAAAGTTTTAATGAAGGAAAGAATTTTACTATCAGAAGAAGAATAGGAAGCTCAATTTGGGCCTATTATTTAGATGAAGTTGATGATACAGAAGGATGGGAAGAATATAATTTAAGCCTATCTACACAACCTGTATTGCCTGAATTTGAAGGGCTTCAATATGAAGAGGTTGCTTTTAAGGCTTTAGATTATGAGCCAGATAATATTTTAGAGAGAAAGGGAAGAATTTGTGCCCCAATAGATCTTAAGTTAATGCCTGATTTAAAGATGTCGGATTCCTTGACGGGAATAGGGGTCGATGTAGCTAGAGATGGTGATGACAAGACAGCAATATGTATTAGGCAGGGCATTCATGTAGTAGATTTTCAAAAATTTGCTAAAAACGACACAATGGAAACAACTGGATATGTAGTTCAGGCCATTAGAGAATGGAAGCCCGATTATGTAAATGTAGAGGCAGTAGGAGGATTGGGCGCTGCCGTAGTAGATAGATTAAGGGAATTAGAAATAGATTCTGTTACAAATGTTTGTGCCATTGAAACACAAGGTCAAAAAATAAGACATCCTAGATTAATGGCCTACAATATTCGCACAGAAATGTTTTTACTACTTCAGGAGTTATTTAGGGCTGGATTGATAACTTTGCCACCTAATGACGATGAATTATTTGAAGAGTTAGTTAGTATAACTTTTAAGATTTTATCTGATGGGAAAATAATGCTGACTGAAAAAAAACAAATAAAAAGGCATTTAGGTAGGAGCCCTGACCGTGCAGATTCATTGGCACTTTGCTATTATTCTCCAGTAGAAATAGGTTTATATTAAAGGTAAAATGAGAAAAGATCTCACGGGTCAAAAATTCGGTAGACTAAATTCTGATTATAACTAATAAAAAAATTCTTGACAAAGGTGCAAATTTCATGTATGATTCAAGGTATATATTTTTGAGTTTTGTTTTGCTGTCTTATTTTGGGTTCATTAAAGAGTCACCGAACTCATTGGAAACAATAGATGAAATAATTTTTAACCATCAAATGGATAAATATAATGAAAATTATACAAGGAAAGAAATTAATAAATTTTTGGAAAGTAAGAGGAAATAGTAAATGTCCAGAGAACGAGTTAAAGAATTTGATTTTAATTTTGCCAAAAAACTATATGATGAGGGCAAATCTTGGCATGAAATAGGAAGAATTTTGGGAATCCATGCTTTTTCTGTTCAATATTGGTTTAACAAAAATGGAATTTTATCTAAAAGGCATATTGGTAGATTTAGGAAGTGGGATATTAAAGAGGGATTAGAGTTGAGGAATAAGGGATTGACTTTTAGAGAAATAGCCCAAAAATTTGAAGTTTCCATAACTGCTGTTTATACTGGAATTAAACAATACGAAAAGAGTATTGCCAATGAGAATAATGCATGCGAAGGGTAGTTATCATTTAACTATCATGGGAACTACGGAGGAATTACAGACCATAGTCACTATATTTAATAACGTGGATGTTATAAGTAACACAAATGTCTCTATTATTCCTTTAAAATTTCGTCTTACTTGGAAAAATTTCATAGAACAAATTAGAAGTTTGGTAATGTAATCTAAAGTGGTGACATTGTCACCACTTTAAAAACACAGAAAATAGGAGTATTATAACTGATGAAAGCTTTAGAGGATTTTATTGATGTGCAACTTTGGGAAAAACAAAGACAATTGGTAGATTTAGTTAGAAACAATCGTCTTGTTGCTTGTAAATCTGGACATTCTACAGGCAAAACTCTTGCTTCTGCATTTATAGCTGTTGATGCTTTAATTAATAATTCTGATATGAAAATTATAGTTGTTAATCCAGTTTGGAGAATGGCTATGAAAATATTTGTTCCTGCGTTGGATAACATCTATAATGAATTGTTAGAAAAATTACCTTGGTTGCCAGAAAAAGAATTGGGATCATGTAATTGGAATATATCTCCCTGTAATTTTATTAAAGCCGTTTCTTCTGAATTAGAAGATGTCTTAATGGGATATGAAGGTAAACAAATTTTCTTTATTTGTGAAGAACCATCTAGTTATCCAAAAGAAGTTACAGATACTTTGGAGCTTTATTCTGGATTTGATAATGTTAAAATTTTATTGATTGGAAATCCGTTTGCATTTCCTGATAATCCTTATTTTGGAAGATGTTTTATAGATGGTAGATTTTCTAAATTTACCATATCTTCTACAGATTCTCCCAATGTTAAGAAAAATAAAGATGGATCATATAGGGATATAGATCCTCTTCCTTATCCTGGATTAATAGGGGCCACTTGGCTAAATCATATTTCAAAACAATATGGTAAAAATTCTAATTTTTGGAGAAATAGAGTTTTGGGAGAATTTTAAAATAAATTAATCTAAAGTGGTGACAATGTCACCACTTTAAAAAACTGAATAGCTTGCATTAGAACCCATAATGGAGTAAAGCCCATTATGGGTTTTTTATTATGGACTTTAAAATACAAAAATGCGTTTGTATTTCTTCCATTCAAGATTCTGCCTATGGAAATCAAATGAGACTATTTTATTTTAGTAAAGTCAACGAAGAATATGTTTGTTCATGTTGCTTACTAAAAATGGTCGAAAAAATTGACTTAATCCAATAAACCATTTATGTGCTAATGAAGAAAATTTTTATTGGAGTTTTTCCATGCCAAGAGGAACTGCAAAGTTTGAAACTATGAAGATGGTTGATGTTAAATCTTCTGAAAGGAAGATTACTAACAATAAACCTATTGACATAGATATGAACGATAGAATGAGATTAGAGGATAAAAAAGATGTCAAGTTGATAGAAATTGATCCCCTAAGATCTATTAATAAAGGATTAAATGAATTTATAGAGACTAAAAGTGTTGTCCATAGAGCATTGGCCGGTGGAACTTTGGGGGCAATTATAGGGTCAAATACCGGTGATGAAAAAGATGAGGCTACTAATGCAGTAAGAGGTGGAGCTACAGGAGCGGCACTTGGGGCTTTGGGCGGAGCTTTGGCTAAAGATATAGTCAAGGCCAAAATGAAGCCACGTACTGGCAATGCCGTTTTCAAAAGAGAAGGGCTCTCTAGAATGGCCGCTGCTGGTGGAGCTACATTGGGTGGCATAGCTGGTGGAGTTTTTGGAAGAAAACCTAATTCTAAAGAGAAAAAAATAGAGGAAGATATTTTAAGAAAAATGAAAGGCCTTAATGAATTAGATGATTCAATAGAAACTAAGGGACTTCTTAATTTTGAAAAAAGTCCTATTTTAAATACACTTAAAAAAGTTGGTAATACAAAACCTATAAAGGGTGCTGCTAAATATGGCACTATAGGGGCTACTGGATATTTTACGTTGAAGCCTGAAGACGTAAAAGTCAAGGCTATGGATGTTGGCAAATTAGCTAAAGTGGCTATTCCTGCTGTTGCCGGTGGGTTTATAGCTTCTGATACTGCAAATAGATTGCAAGATAGACGTGCCAAAAAAAGAGATGATGGCATTGTTGAAGAAATAGTCGAAAGACTTAAAACCAATAGGGAGTAATGACAATGAGAGGCAAAGCAGAAGTTCCGATAATGAAGGGATTCATGGGCGATTTTACAGTTAAGGGTGGGGAGTCTCCTGAAACACTTCCTCCTGAGAAGGGGCATGATGTCACTGATGAGGAAAAACTTCAGGATAAAGCCAATGGCAAAGAGGCCCCCAAGGGAGCCAAAAAGACCAATGAAGACGATATAACTATGGACCCTGAATTGCAAATGGTAGAGGATGGGGCAAAGAAGGACATTGAAGATTCTTATGTTTCTGATGCACAGGGAGACAAGGTATCCGAAAGTAAAGGGTTCCAGGCTTACAATGAATTGGTAAGTAAAGGTGCTCCCTTTAGTGTAGAAGTCAATTCTGCCAGTGATTTTAAGGGCCTGATGGCTGACATTAGAGATGCCGCCGATGTAACCGTTAAAGAGTTGAGTGGAGATGTGGTAATTAAGGCAAAGAAGAAAGATCCTGTTCCTGGATTTGAGGCTCATGTTGCTGGAGTAAGACAAGCTCTTGATCCTAAGCCTGATCCTGTTCCTGGGTATGATTCTCATGTTGCTGGAGTAAGACAAGCTCTTGATCCTAAGCCAAAAGTAGGTAGATTTGATAGACTTAAGAATGCCGCCTCTGATATAGGTGGTAAAATTAAGAATACTGCTTCTACTGTAGGTGGGAAAATTAATGCACTTCCTAGATCTGCCAAAATAGCTGCTGGTGTAGTTGGCGCTGCTGGCCTTGGTGCTGGAGCCTATGCCCTTGGTAGAAAAAAAGAGGAAAAGGGATTTGTTAATTCAGATGGTAAAGATACTTGGGACAATGAAGGAATTCCTGTTCCTTCTGGCCCAAATAAATCTTATACCAAAAGAGATATTAGAAAATATGGCAATTGGGTAGCTAGAGATGTTAAAACTGCCCAAAGGGATGAGGCTAAATCAAAAACAAAGGGATTTGGGGAAGAAGGGGAATAAACCATTCTCCGATTAATCATTACATATGTAAATGGAAGCCCACTTAATGTAAACACTGACCAGTTTAATACACTGGAAGAGTTTAATGAAAAGTGGACTTCTGAACCCAGTAATAGATTTATGATAAATACATCCAGTGGTGGAACTCTTGTATTGAAAGAAGGTGTTTCTGGATTTTTTCTACAAGAGTTTTCCCCCACTGGAGAAGTTACTAGAATTCAAGAAACTGTTCCTATCAAAAAGGAGAGCAAAATGTCAGAAGATGAATACGTTTCTGATGATCAGATTTTGCAAGAAGAACAAAATAGAGAGGGCATAAAAGATTATGGAGTAGGTGAGATTAAAGGGATGGAAGGCCCAGAGGGGATACAGGGAAATCCAGAATCAGGAAATTGGAATGATGGATTTTCTGGCTCTAAATCAGAATCTCAAAATATAGAGGTTATTATAGATAAGATAGAATATCCAGAAGAGGTAGAGACAATGGCCGATGAGGTAGTAACGGATAATAAAATAAACGAAAAGTTTATTAGTTTCAGAGAGAAGTTTCTGGATCTTGAAGGATCAGGAGATTCTTTTGAGAACCAAATAATTGAGAAAATGACTAGAAGGGTAGAAAAACTCAAAGATTTTGCTGATATTCTTGACAAAGAAAATGATTTCCTTGAGGAGTTCAAGAAAGAGAAGCTTGGATAAATGAGGCTTATACAAGGTATTAAAAATTTTGTTTCTAAGTCATTTGAAGCTCCCTATGAATCAAATAGGGAGCTTGTAGTATTAAAGGGATGGGAAGAGTTAAAATCTAATACTGTTTCTATGGTTTCAGATGGCGGATCTGGTACCTTGGCTCCTACAATAACTGTTAACCAAGCCCTTAATAGATATCGCTCTTGGGTATATCCTTGTGTAGACATAATTTCAAAAGAAGTTTCTGGAATTCCCTTTTATCTATATAAGGAAATTGGAAAGCCTAATGATGAAGAGTTTGAGAAAATTTATGATCATCCAGTAGTAAAATTATTGAATAGACCAAATAAATTTATGTCTGGAAAAATGTTTAGAAATGTTATCCAAAAACACCTTGACCTTACAGGAATGGCATTTGCCAGAATTCTTAGAAATGGAGTAGGACAACCGGCTGAATTGCATATTTTACCTCCACATGAATTAGTTCATATAGAGTATGGTGGAGACACTAATGAGATAATAAAGAAATTTGTTTTCAATTCACAATTAGATAGATTTAAAAAAATAGAATTATATTGGGAAGAAGTTTTATATTTTTGGTATCCTCACCCTAAGCATATCTATATGCCATATTCAGTCATGCAGTCTTTAGCTAATATTGTAGATATGGCTATGTATATGGAAATTTATCAAAAAGATTTTTTTGCCAATAACGCTAGACCTGATTTTGTAATACTTGTGGAAAATGATATAAGTGAGCCCAAAGCAAAAAGACTTCAAGAAAATTGGCTTAGTAAATTCAGAGGGCCGGGGAATCAACATAAGCCAGCGGTTTTAGGCCCTAATGTAAAAATACAGCCGTTAGGAATTCCAGCTAAAGATTTTGAATTTGCCAATACTGCTGATTTTACACGAGAACATATTTTGGCTCATTTCCATGTTCCTGCTGCCAAACTTGGAATAGTGAACGAAACAAGCAAAGCGGGAATTGTGGCTACCGATACAGTTTTTGCAAATGAATGCATCACTCCTAGATTGGATATTTTTACTGACACTATCAATATTCAACTTATGTCTCAATATAGAAATTCTGATGGATTCTCTTTTAAGTTTGAATCTCCATTGCCTAAAGACGAGGAATGGGATCTGACTAAAAATCAGGGAGAATTGACATTAGGGTTGACTACTCAAAATGAAATTAGAAAAAGAAAAGGACAAAAGCCTTTTAAGTCTAAATTAGCTGATGTCCCTTGGGTTAATGGGATGCCTCTTCCTGGAGAAGACGAAGAAGCAGATGCTTTGTTTCAAAAACAAAATGCTGGTGGGGCTGCTCTTACTGGAGGAATGCCTGGAGAGATTCCTGCTTCAAATGATCCTACTGCTCAGGGAGCAATGGGAGATTTGGGTGGTAGGCCAGAAGGAACGATGCTCTCAAGTATGCTAGGAGAGGCACTACGGTCTTCTAGTCCTTCCTTGTCTTCTTTGTTGAATGCATCTAGAGGTAAGCGTGGTGGTCTTTCTGCATTGCTACAGACGCATCCTGAATTGATATCATTCAACCAGCTTCTTCAGAATGACAGATATAATCAAGGATTGACCAAACTTCTTACTAAAGGAATAGAAGATTATATAATTTCAGGATTGAATGAAGAAGACAAAATTATATTTAAGACTTATGAAGATACGATAGCAAAGGTAGAATTGCTGGAAGATGATTATCAAGAAGAAGCTAAAAATTTCTTTGTAAAAAAAGGAATACAGTTTGGAGAAATAGTAACAAAAAAGTTTGATGATTTTGTTACTAAAGGGAATGATTTTGATTTTGACATAAGTGAAGAAGAATTAAAAGAAGATTATAAAAAGACTGCTTCTGGATATATAACTAAGGCTTGTGAATTTGGTTATTTTATGGGGTTTGAATTAGTAAAAAAGGCCAAACAAGTAAGGGAACCAAATGTAGCAGAACAGGCAAGCATAGAAGCTGCTGGTAGATTTTTAGAAAAAAGTGCCGAATTGAAAGTTAAATCCACTAAGAAATTACTTACTAAGATTATACAAGAAGGATTAAAGGAAGGATTAGATAGTGAGAGAGTATCTCAAAATATTATGGAGAATTTTAAAGAGATAGGATATGCAAGGGCTTCCATGATAGCGAGAACAGAACTTAGTGCGGCAGTTTGGGCAGGATTAGATGCTTCTTATGAAACTATAAATAAAGAAGCCGATAAAATTATAGTGACTAAATCTCTTATTTGGACAGCATTAAACGAGCGAGTTTGCCCAGAGTGCAAAGACGAGCATGGCAAATTAGCTAAGGATTATAAAACTGGTGAAGTGAAACAAGATGGCCCTTTGCACCCAAATTGCTTGTGTTTTCCAAAGCCAGAATATGAATAATTTTTAAAGTGGTGACAATGTCACCACTTTAACAGGAGATAAAAATGAGGGGAAAAGCTGAATTTAAGACAATGGATTTGAATATTGTAGAGACAAGAGATTTTTCCTCTACAGATATTGAAATTAAAGGATTTAATGAATTAGATGATTCAATAGAGACTAAAGGACTTACAGATTTCAGTAAATCTCCTATTCTTAATGCAGTTAAAAAACTGAGAACTCCCAACGGGTCTATGCCCAATGTAGTTCCTGATGATCTTAAAGCAGGAATAGATAAATTTAGCAAAATCAATAGACTTAAGACTGCTGAAAATTATTCTGGTAGTGGACCTGCTAAAAATACAATTATGGCAAGTAGACAAGCTTCTGGAAATCAACTTGCTGGTATAAGGCCAAATGCAGAAGCTTATCGTGGATCTCAGAAAGTGAATAAACCTATAGGTATAGAATTTGGAGGAAGAAGGCCGAATTCGTATGATAAACCTATTCAAAAAGAATTATCTGATAATATTGAAATAAAAGGCAAAATTAAAGAATTTGTTAAAAAAATTCCTCCAGTTATTATCCCTGCTGCCATTGGTGGAGCTGGATTTGGTGCTCTTGGAGGCTCTATAGCCGGTTCGATTGCTGCTGGAAAAAAGAATGCCAAAGAGGGTGCTAAAGAGGGAGGAAAGGCGGGAGCGTTGCATGGCTCATATTCCTTGGGGACACTTGGCCCTTCTAAGGGGGCAGAAGCGGGCAAGAAAGTTAAAGAAAAATATTCTATTCAAAAATCTGTTGATGATTTGCTGGTAGAGAAGTAAGAGGTATAAATTGACTCTAGCTGCTGAACAATATCTTCCCTTGGTTATGAAATCAATTGATATTCCTTCAAATGGAGTAGATCTTGTTAAAAGAACTATTGATGTTTGGACAAGTAAATACGAAGTTGATAGGGATGGCGAAGTAGTAAAGCCTACTGCATTTGAAAAGCATTTAGATGTTTATTTAAGCAACGGTCCCCTCTTGCTTTTCCATTCGCACAAAAGTTTGCCGGTGGGAAAAATATTAGAAGTCAAAATATTTCCAGAGGAAGGAGTTTGGTCTAAATTTTACATTACTAAAAATGTCATTGGAGATGAAATTCTGACCCTTGCTAATGAGGGATGCCTTAATGGTGTTTCTCCTGGTTTTGTTCCTATAGTTTTTGAAGACAACCCGCCACTTCACAAAATACCTCAACATGTTTTGAAAACAAGCATGGGAAGAAAGGTGAAACGTCTTTATTCTGAGGTTGAGTGGGTGGAAACTTCTCTTCTTCCTATTCCCTCTAATCGTTCTGCTCTTATAGATAGGGCAAGTAAAGGCAACAATATTGCTTCGCTTATAGTTAAATCTTTTGATATAGAAAAACAAAGTGATCTAGAAATAATCATTAAAGAGTGGATGGATGCCCAAAAGCCTGTTTATACACTTAAATCTCTTCTCAATTGGGATGAATCAGAACACCCAAGAGATAATAGTGGAATGTTCACTGAAAAACCTCATGTGAGTGCTGTTTTAGATCCAATTCAAGAATCTGTTTATCATCCAATAGGAACAAGCTCTACTAAGTCTCAAAACCAGATGTCTTTTGAACAATCTAAAAAAATGGACGAAGCTAATAATAAACTTCAGGATATCTCTACTAATACCAATATGATGCGTAGAGACATGAAGGATGTTAAGGATCAAGGCTCCTGGTCTACTTGGTTTAAGAAATATGGGGTTATTGCTGCTTCTGCTGTTGGCCTTTATATGCTTGTAAAATATGGCAAAAAAGTTCCTACTGTCAAAAGTATTAAATCTCCTGAAGAAGAAGTTGGAAGAGTGTTGGAACTTATTAAGGAATTTCTGGATAAGGGAAAAGAATTAGGTATTCAAGAATCTGAAGATTATAAAAAAATGGAGAAGTTTTATACTGATACTATTTCTAAGATAGACGAGATTAAACCTAAAGGTTTGTCTAATTTATTGATTGTCACTAAGGAAATGTCTGCCGAGACATTTGTAGAGGAAGAACATCCTAGACATACTGATGGAAAATTTAGAAATAAATCAGAAGGCAGTGGAGTAAAAAAAGCTAAACCTCAAGAAGTGAGTGAAGAAATAAAAATTGAAAATTCTCCAAGAAGCCTCTCTTCTCTTCTCATTACCACTAAAGAGATGACTAAAGAAGAATTCAAAGAAGAGGAACATCCTAGAGCTAATGATGGCAAGTTTACTGATAAAGTAGGTGGAGATTCTGGATCTACTGTAACTCCAGAAAAAGGTTCTTGGGGTGGATATAGGGCTTCTTCTGGTAGGCTTCCTAAAGATCCTATTGAGGCTAAACAAAGACTAGAAGAGAAGATTAAAAAAAGTAAACCTGAGATTAATGATGATGAATTAAAGAAAGAAGTTTTGGATTATGCGGTTAAAAATAAGAAAGCAGATTTGGCCTTTCTTATAAATGATCCTGTTGAATACCAGAAGCAAAGAGAGCAAGAAATATTAATTGATGCTTCTAGGGATGGATATAGAAGAATCAATTTTAAAGGTAAGTCTATTAAAATTGACGGAGGGGAAGATGTAAGTAATGCTAGGAATGAAATTAAGAATAGTGCCACTAAATGGAAACAAGATCTTCAGAAAAGCGAAAGCGTTATAGATGCATGGGATAAATTTAGGGCAGAGGAAGCAGATCATGTAGAAAAAAATAGAGCTAAGTTAATATTAGGAACTGCCTTTATAATTACTGCTGTTGGATTAGCAGGGCTCATTCTTAAGAAGAAGGGGATGGCTGGAAGTGGATTTATTTTGAATACCGATCTTTCTAAAACTGCTGTTAGGAAAGTAGGATTTGAGGGTAATATAAATCCTCTTGAGGCTCCCAGCGATACTCTTTTTAGAGTTTTGAATATTGTTAAAAAGCCTAAAGTTAGGGGTGGAGTTGTATCAGATGCAGATAAATGGATTAATGTAGGTATTGATGATGCGGATTTAGGGTTTTTTAATAAGTTGGCTGGTAAAGTTTTGTATGGAAAAAATAAGGCTGTTTTTGCCGGTCCTGGACTTACAGGATTTAAACATAGATTTGGATTAGGGCAATATCATAGAATAGAAACAAGTTATAATTATAAAAAACATATCTCTGATATTGGCTCTAAGTTTGGATTAGGACTATATGATAAGGTAGGAGATCAATTAAAGCTAAGGCCCCTTCCTGTAGCTATAGAAAGAAAATGGATACCATATAGAGCAACAGGCAAAGCAAAGCCAATACCTGGACTTAATAAAACTAGAGATGGTTTTTGGGAATTAGAAGATGAACAAAAATTTTTAGGCTTTTTATCAGAAAAGAAAAATGCCAAGGGATTTATTAAATCTACTGTAGAAAAAGTAACCAAAGAAGATGAAGAAATTGAAAATACTATTTTTTCTATGAAGAAAAATGCTATTCCTAAGGAAATAGATAGGCTTACTGATCCAAACGATATTTTAAAATTTGAAACGGCTGCTGAGAACCATGATGCCTTTGTTGATTCCATGAGTAAATTTGGGCCGACTATATCTAGAAAAGTTTTAGCCTTGTTAACTGTGGCTTCTGGTGCAACTGGTCTTGGTTCAACGGCCATGTATTTTTTTGATAAAGATTTTGAATCTGTTTTGTCTGATTTTGGAGACGAAGGAGATCAGACTGATTTATCTAAGATTTTGAAAATAGGTGGGTCTAAAGGAAATAAAAAAATTGATGAATTAAAACAAGAACAAAAGACAGAAGAGGCAAAAAAGAAAAGAATTGATTCTGAAATGGTTAAAGAGGCCGTTAGACAAAATGTCATTAATGAGCTTATTAAGGAATTGGAAATAAGAAATCCACATGAAGGAGCCATTAACTCTAAATCATTTACTGAATTTATTATTAGGAGAAGGTTTAATAAAAAAATATTGGAAGAGTTGAATTATTCAGTTAGTAAAAATGGAGTTATGAACTTTAAGAAAGATTTGAAAAATCCCGAAACTAGAGAAATGATATTAGATCATGTTATGAAGGTAGTTAATGAGGATATAGAGGAATATCGTAAAGAGGTAATTAATAAGGCTTCTATATCTAATATACGAAAGGCCAGAGAAGAAATTCAAAAAGTAGAAAATATTAATCCAGAAGATTCAGATATAAAAACCAGTGGATTTTCTTTATTTGATTTGGTAATTAAAGAATTTTCTAATCAAGATGAAAATCTAGGATTAAATATTAAGCCTATCTTTAATGAAATGACTGATTTGATGGCTATTGAGACAGCCTCTATGTTTGCAGATATTTCTCAATCTTGTAAGGAAGTCATTGAAAGTGGAATGCCTGGAGATTCTAAGTTTGAGGAATTGAATCAGGTTTTAACTGAAATTTATACTTATATGAAAGATCAGGCTAAAATAGGAATTTCTGAAGATAATAAAATCGTTAAATCATTTGACAAAAATGAGTCACAAGATGATAACGCAGAGAATGATGAAAAGGCTACCAATGAAGAGTGTAAAATATGTGGCAAAATTGCTACTACAGAACATATAGCAGAATGTATGAATCCAAAATG